TACTCCATCAAGCCTTTAATACCATCCGCAGTAGTAACCCTATCACCTTTGTATAATTTATTGACGATTAAATCAGAAACGTAGCTTGAAGGATTGTAAGAGGTGCCCGTAGTATTAAGAAAGTAAATCCAAGAAAGGTTACTGATGAGGTAGTTGTGACTGTTAGATGTGTCAGTTGAACTAAACCCAGCAGGATTGTTCAAAACAATACTAGGAATAAGTGAACTAGTAACATACCCACTAAAATCCTCCACAGTTTCGAAGTCATTGAAGGTTTTGTCTAATTGAAAAAGTATGTTATCTTCAAACTGCTGGGTGGTTATCTCAGTTAAGTTATTCTGTTTTACAAAGTAAGGACTTATACCGGAGATATTATCTAAGTTTTCGGATATGGTATCCTCTATTGAGCTAATACTAATTACACTATTAATATTGTTGGCTAAGGTTATATTTGAGTTGATGATAACATCCACCAAGTCATCAGCCTTTGGAGAATGATCCCTATCATCCTCGTATAAGTATCCTGGCACAATGTACTTGAAGGCATCGAAGTAATCGGGATTGTGGTAATTCCTAATTAGTAGGTAGCTCTTCCCAGACATTACACAAAGGACACAGTTATGTTTAAGTTGTTCAGTTGAATAATTTCATTAAATCCAACATTTATAGGAGATTCAACGTTATCAACGCGAGCATACCTAATGTTCGTTTCGTTATCTAAGATGTATCTTATTAAGTCTTGAGGAACAAAGGGCTCGCCAAAGTCTGTATTATCCACGTTGAAGTATAATTGAGTTAAATTCCTAGCAGACTGTATGATTTGGTTCTGACCTAACCTGTAGTTAGAATCTAACGTTATAACGAGGAATAGATCCAGGGTTCTAATCAAACCATCGACAATGACAACTTCGTCTGTTAACATCTTCTTCGGCTCAATAGATTCAAGAAGCTGTTTCTTATATTCCTGGGTCGCTCTTCTAAGTTGAGTGTCAGAAGCTTTTTCTAATACAAACAAATCAATTATGTTCGCAGACGAGTAAGCCCTTCTAACCGAAGCAGACGCTTTGCCAGTAGATCCGTAGTTAGACGCAAAACTATTAGCGTGCCCCTTGTAATCTTCTAACGTAACTAGCCTGTCCTGGCTTCTAAAGTAAAGAGGAGCATAGCGTTTAGCACTTTCAATTGTCTCAGCGTTCTTGCCTCCTGTGGCGATACTCGTGTTTTCTAAGGTACCTTGAATAGCAACAGAGTCTATGCTATTTCTTTTGTTAAGGGTAACGTCAATAGGTGTATTAATAAAGCTCTCAGCGACATTTCCACGAGTGCCTCCACCTACACGGTAGGTTATGGTGTAGCGATCCCCCACAGCCGGGGACTGACCAATACTATTATCACCGAAAAGGACAGAAGCTTTAAAGTTTTCATCAGTTGTAACTTGGAAGATCTTGTCTGTTCCTCCTGATGCGAAGTAAATATTATCCTCTTCCTTGTACACACCTTGGGTTGTTTGTGAGCCAGTGATAAACACTTGAGCACTCTTTTCAACGTAAGGAGATTGACCTAATTGAACTTCCTTTATGCTGTCGGCAGATTTGAATATTCCTTCTTCAACAACTAATGCACCTTCCTGTAATACTAGATTGGAGGCTGTTACAATAGACCCATTTGAAGTAACATCCACTAATAGATCGGTATCTAAACGATCCAAATCAACAGTTCCGTCATTATTAAGCTTGTAAAGAGTATAACTAACCGAGCCACCATCTTCGGTAGAGTTAATCGTGATAGCACGATCACCTTCGGCAATAGTCATCGACGACACGGTATCTGAAGATTCAGCCTCAATCTTAGCATTTGCAGCAGCGGAGATAGGACCCTTCATTCGAACGCCAACTAATTCGAGAATACGCTTGACACTGTCTCTACTTCTGGCAGTCTGAATAAAGTTTTCATTGGCTAAATAATCAGCTTTATTAGATTGTATGTGACCTACAGCAGCCATTAACTCAATCAGTAGAACACCAAAGTCTGAAGATTCAAAGTTGTTGTAGTCCAGAGGGTGGGTTGCCTTTACATAATTAATTAAGGCTTCTCTATACGAATCGAAATCAGAAGCAGCAAAGTCGATAAGCTTAGACTTATCATCTAACTCCGTTGGTAAGAACTTTAAGTAGTCCGACTGAACTGTCCCTGAAAATGCTGCCATTAAACTCTAACTCCAACTCTAAAGTATGGTATCTGTGCGTTGTCATAAGCACAGTACAAGAAAATTCGGAGACCCGTTTCTCCCGACTTAGTGACCTGTAACTTACCTATGGAAACTTTCTTTAGGTATTTACGAATACTGGTTGTAACTTCATCTTTTATTGCTAAAAAAGTCCCCTCATCTAACGGCTCAAATAAGAAGTTACTAACGTTGCAACCATAGTCTGGGCGCATAAACCGCTCACCCCTCTCAGTTCTGATAATATCTCTAAGGCCAGAGTTAACTAAGTTAGCATTTACAGCTTTCGAAAAGTAGCCTCTCTCAGGAGTTTTAGGAATAGGGTAGCGTAATCCAGCTAGCTCTGCATCCTTTGCGTCTACCGTTTGTGATACGGATCTAGGAGCTACCTTACCGTAAACCTTTACATCATCAGAGACTGTCATACTAATTTAACAAATTTAAAGAAGTTTTTATTTGCATTGTAGTTCTTCAACACTTGAGAACTAGACAATGGTCTAGAGTATAATTTTATACCTCCAACTTTACCTTGCAAAGCACTAGTCTTGCCCCCATAGGTTCCCCCTGTGAATCCTTCAGCGAGTCCGTCAGTATACCCACCTCCAATTATCCAGGGAGTAAAGAACTTATCTAAGGCAGGTCCAGCACCTGAGTATTCAAACGAACTGGACAAGGCCAAGGATGGGATCTTTGGAGTCATGAATTTACCTGTTCCAAATGTATCGTAGTAGTTCGAGGTAGCTAGCAGCTTAGAGTCGAGATAGACACTAATTTTATCATTAGTGGGATCGAAGGTAACTGCTAAGTGACAGAACGTCGAACCACAATCAGAGAAGGCGACATTGTTAGTGATGGAGCTAACAGGTATGGTTAACCCGTGCCATCTTGTGTTATCTTCCCCACATGGCTCCTTGTTTATAAAGCCTAAGCTAGAGGAGTCGTAAGACTGTGTAGGTGCGATTACGAAGACTGCTGAGTCAGCAGGGTTGTCTATCTCCGCATTACTGGCTGCTGCACTCGCAGTGAACCTACGGTCTCTGGTAAAGCCCATAACCATGCCCCTAACAACAGAAGTGCCCTCATCTAGGGTTAACACTTCCCTATCCGATTGGGGAGTCACACCGCTTGCAAGGCCGGTATTCTCATTAGCAAGAAGTAACCTGTAAAGTCCTTGAGATCCGTCTTGATTGTAGGAGGAGTTTGTAGTAAGTCCAGAAAGCTGAATCCAAGACTCAAAGGTTGCCCCTTGCTTAGAATAAAGAAGATCTTGTAGGGGGCTAACAGCCGGAAGTCTAATGTAGGAATTGCTACTGACACCCTCTAAGAAAGCAGTTCCTAATCCGTTCTTGAATAAAGACGATGCATCACCTACAATCTTAGCATTATAATTAACCCCATTCTCAGAGCTATTGAATAACCCAAAGTCCTCGCTCTTAGACGTACTTGTCTTTGCGGTAAGCACATTGTAGAGAGCAATAAGATTAGACTCGACTAATGTATCAACTAACGGAAGTAACGGAGCAGTAGATGAAGGAGCATCGTGGTCAATGATTGCACCTCTAGAAATTCCAGGTAGAAGAAGGTGATCCACCACGACAGGATCAACCTTTTCTATCTTCTGTGTGTATTTAACTTCTAAAGGAAGAACAACACCCTCTACATCATCTTGTGATATGACAAGTTCTCTCTGTTGGTCAATGTCCATTAAGAAGTTGGAACCTTCCATGTAAGAGAAATCGTTAATTGGTATTTCACCAGGAGCGTAGACTGGTCCCTTACCATATAAGACAGGAATCTTCACCGCGAGTTCAATCTGCTTCTTTCTCTTGTCAGCTTTTTCTGTGTAGTAGGATACCTCAGACAGGAGATTCTGCTTCATGTTATCAATAAGGATTTGAGCATCCCCATTGTTGGTCATTTGAGTAATTTCAGAAGAAACATCAAAGACTTTTCTATCCCTCTGACCTTCAATGCTTAATAGAATTCTGTCTTGATTGTAGAACTTCTGTAAGGCTTTTGATTCGTCAATCTTCTTAGGATCTAAAATATTGTTAAAGTAGTATCTAACATTCTCCGAGCTAAGTTCCTTCCCGCGACCCCCTATGTTAGGATCAAAGTCGAGCTTCCAATGCTTTTCTCTTTCAATGGAGTCTCGTTTATTAGTTAACTCCATCAGAGCGGGCATGAGGCCCTCGGAGCTATCGTAGTACAA